GTGGCAGGTAACGACTCGGTGATTATTGAGTTCAAGCAGTTGCTTGATGCGACTCAGGTGTTGGCTGCTTTGGCTTCTGCTACGTCGGTGAACTTCTCTGTGTGTGGATTGGAGATTTCCTAATGGCGGTTTCACGGTTGAAGTACCCGACGTTCTTCAATATGACAGCATCTCAAGGAAACGTTTCCATCGGCGGTAACGTGACTGAGGCTGGTGGCTACCGAATCCACACGTTTCTAACTTCAGGAAATCTTCAATTTCTGAAATCAAAGACCGTTGACTACTTGATTGTTGCTGGTGGAGGTCCGGGGGGAAGCGCAAATTGGGCCAGCAGCGGCGGTGGCGGTGCTGGCGGTGTCCTGACCGGCTCCACAGGTCCCGGTGTTGGAACCCTGACCGTCACCGTTGGTGTAGGGGGATCATCCGTAGTAGGAGCAATTGGTAGCAATGGTGGCAATAGTTCATGGAATTCAATTACAGCAGTTGGCGGTGGATCAGGCAGTCCTTCCACTAACGCTTCGATAAACGCTGCCAGTGGCGGATCGGGCGGAGGGGCTTCCGGCTCGCAGTCAACTACGACTGCCGGGGCTGGTATAGCAGGACAGGGAAATAATGGCGGCAGCGGAACAGCGACTTTAGGACCAAGTTATGGTGCTGGCGGTGGAGGCGGTGCTGGTGGTAACGGTGCAAACGGCTCGTCGGCTAGTGGCGGCGCAGGTGGCGGTGGAGTAAGTAACAGTACCTCCGGGTCCGCAGTCACCTACGCTGGCGGTGGGGGCGGGGCTGCCTACGACAAGGCTGGCGGCCTCGGTGGATCGGGTGTTGGTGGAAACGCCAACGCTGGCGCATTTCCATCTCTAGGTCAGGCTGGTCAAACTAATCGTGGCGGCGGTGGTGGTGGAACGGCTGGCAACAGTGGTGGCTTGGGTGGCGCAGGCGGCTCCGGCATTGTCATCGTTCGCTACTTGATCTGATGCCTCGCTGGAAAGCCACCGAACAGATCATCAACCTTCACAAAGACGGTGAAGTGTTCGATGAGAACTGGATGAACTACGACAGCATCTTCCAGTACATGCCCGAACCGACAGAGTGGACGCAGGCCCGTCCACCGCGTGTCGATGAGATTGACATTTGGGAAGTCATCTCTGAGATGAGTGGCCCTGTTGGTGTGTATGCGGCGTGGCAGCCGCACGCTGAGTTGTACATCGTCACCCGCCATTGGCGGATTGTGCAGGAGTTTTCTGGCTGGATGGCTAATGCCCGGTTGGAGAAGTACCTGCAAGCGAACAACATTCCGTACCCGAAGGGGCCGGATGCGGGAGTTCAAGAGTTTGTCCCATCGAAGTTGATTATCGCCTAGGAGAGTGTGATGCCCGAAACTAAGAGCCGGGACACCGCTGACATTGTTGGTGACGCGGCAGCGACGTATGCCACGAAGGAAGAACTGGAAACCGCAGGCTTCGCTGCGTTCTTTTTGATTGGAGCATGACCAATGGCTATTGCCTACAAGCCTGCACAGGTGCAGGGAACCGCATCGACGGGTACTTACGCGACGTTGTATGAAACTCCGTCTGCGACGGAGGCTGTCATCAGCACCATCGTCATCTGCAACACGGCGGCAGCAACAGCAACGTACCGGATTGGTTTGGATACGACGGCTGGTACACCGGGTGCGAGCGAGTGGTTGGTGTACGACGCTACTGTTCCAGCAAATGACACGACTGCTTTGACCCTTGGTGTGTCGCTTGATGCGGGGAGGTTCATTCGCGTTTCGTCGTCTGCTGACACGGTTACTTTCTCAGCGTTTGTTTCGGAGATTTCGTAATGTCGGTCCTACGAGTTTCTGGTAGGTCTTTGTTGTCAGGAAAAAGTACGAATCTCAAACTGACCGCTCTATTTATTGGCGGGGACTCTACAGAGGAAAGTGGTGGGTACAAGATTCACACCTTTACCACTACGGGTTCTAGTTTACTTACTGCTGCAACCGTTTCCTACGGAACGTTAGGTGCAATAGCCGGTAATCAGTTGATTGAATACTTACTTGTCGGCGGCGGTGGTGCTGGTGCGGTTGTAGGCGGCGGTGGTGCTGGCGGTATGGTTACTGGTTCTTTTACTTACGCTGGTGAAACGTCGTTTTCAACAAATGTTGGCGATGGTGCACCGGGAGTTGCTGCCCTTGCCGCACCTGCAAATGGTCAAGATACGACCTTTACGGGATTGACGACAGCCCTTGGCGGTGGTGGTGGTGCGACTTCTGCTTCTTATCCACCCTTAGTAGGCGGCTCGGGCGGTGGTGGATCGTTCGGTGGAACCTATGTAAACGGTGCTGCTGGAACTAGCGGTCAAGGAAACGCTGGTGGAAACGGCACGGGACAATCGGGTGGCGGCGGTGGCGGGGCTGGTGCGAATGGCGGCAACGCATTGTCATCTTACGTTCCGGGTCTTGGCGGTAACGGGCTAACAAACTCTTTATCCGGGTCTAGCACCTATTACGCTGGCGGTGGTGCTGGCGGCGGCGACAACCGCAATCTCGCCGGAACCAAGGCTGGTGGACTTGGCGGTGGCGGGACTGGCAGCCACACGACTCAGAGTGGTGGCAATGGAACTGACGGCCTTGGCGGTGGTGGTGGGGCTGGTGCATTTGTTGGAACTTACCCCGGCGGTAGTGGTGGTTCCGGCATCATCATCGTTCGATACCCGATCTGACTTGTAGCAGGGACTTCCCGGTAAGTCCCACAATCGAATAACCGCAAGCATTCTCACAGCCCCCTGATGGGGGCTTACTCATTTCCCAAGGAAACCAATGTTCGATAACCCCGGGACGGTTCTAGCAGTCCTGTCAATCGCTGGCCTGCTCATCTCTGCCTTGATCTTCGTGATTGATTCTCGCATCAACCGCATGTATCGGGAGATGAAACCGAACGGTGGATCGAGCCTGCGTGACGCGGTTGACCGGATAGAGAAGAAGATCGACGGCCACATCGTGTGGCATTTGGAGGACGACAAGTGATGTGGACTATTGGCTTCTGGCGCGGGGCATCAGAACGAGCGATCAAGACGGCAGCGCAAGCGGGGCTTGCGTTTTTTGTAGTGGGAGAAACAGGAGTTGCGGACGTTGATTGGGCGACGGTCGGTGGAGTGGCGGCGGTTGCCGCGATTGCGAGTTTTCTTACAAGCCTCGCCTCTGCACCGTTCGGACCTGCGAATACACCTTCGGTCGTATGGGACGGGGATGTCGTAGATGGCTAAGTTGGTCCCCGCTGGTGTGACTCTGCGTAAGCAGACTGATCTCCGCTGGCCTGGCCGGGATCGTCGTTCTGATGGGTGGGTTGGTGATGCTGCCCATTCCGCTCGGAAGTCAGATCACAATCCTGACAAGGATGGTTGGGTTCATGCGCTCGATATTGATGAGAATATGGGTAAGCGCGGTCCTTGGCGTAACGGTCGGACTGCTCGGCAGTTGGCTAATCAACTTCGTCTTTATGCAGCGAGTGATCTCCCAGGTGCAGACCGGATCAAGTACGTCGTCTACGAAGGACGCTTGACGAGCGGAACGTACCGGGCTACTTGGTGGAAGTGGCGTAAGGGTAACTGGGGTCACTACCAGCACATTCACATCTCGTTCACATCGAAGGCGAAGAAGGACGAACGAGTCTTTCCGCTGCCGATCCTGACGAAGGATCGGAAGTTGAAGAAGTTGTGGTGGGAACAACTTCGTGGCTACTAAGAAGAGGTACAAGACTGCCGCGTGGACGCGCAAGGAGGGTCAGAACCCTGAGGGTGGCTTGAACGCTAAGGGTCGCGCCTCTTTGCGTGCTCAAGGTAAGGACATCAAAGAACCGCAACCGGGCGGTGGTCCGCGTAAGCGTTCTTTCTGTGCCCGTAGTGCGGGGCAGATGGAGAAGTTTCCTGCCGCTGCGAAAGATCCGAACTCTCGTTTGCGTAAGGCTCGACGGAAGTGGAAGTGCTAGGTGGCTGAGAACAAGGCTGTAATCAACGATCTGCCGTATGCGATTGGGCAGGACATCATTGATCGTCTTGCTCGCTATAACCGCAGCGCTTTCGCTGCGGACTATGCCATCGGCAACCAGCCGTGGCTTTCCGCTGCATCTGACAACAGCCGCATTTCTCGTGTGACGACGCAGTATCAGAAGGAGCGCGTCGATCAGGAGGCGAGTGCTGGTGAGAACTCGCTGTCAAACTGGTGGCTTCGGTCTGCTACGTCGTGGCATCGAGGTGGTGGTGCTGAGTTCTACGATGCTGACGAGGGTGACCTATTTCGGTATCGGGAGTCGGCCAACATAGATGTGTGGACGCAGGGTGAGATCAGTCTGCTGAATGCCACCGAGCAGGTCGCTTCGAATGGTGGTAGCCAGGCGCATACGTGCGCCCTGGGAACGTGGTTCCTCTACAACGGCGGCGTTTACCTGTATCAGATATCTACCTCGTCGGTAGTGCAGATCACTGCGTTCACGGCTACCGCTCAGGCGCTGGCAACGGATGGTTGCTCAGCGCTGGTGGGTGCTGACGATGGCGTGTACGAGATCGACAACACGCTCGCGGTGACGAAGTTGTATGACGCGCCCGGTGGCGCGTGGACGGTACAGGCAATCGGTTACGTGAAGGACCGCATCATTGTCGGCTGCGAGATCTCCGATCCGCTACCGATGCGTGTGTTTGAGTTGGGTAGGAACCCGGCTTCGCCGCCAGGAACGATCAACCTTTCCACTACGTCGGGTGATTCACGGTACGAGTACGCATCCACATCCTTGAACTTTGTCGCGGTTACGGAAACAACGTCAGCGATTCTTGTGGCGCTGACGATTGGTGTGCAGTCGAAGGTTCTGTCTTTCACGATTGACACCTCCACTTCGGGCCTCGGCTCGATGCTGGAACCGATCAACACCGCCGAGTTCCCCATCGGTGAGGTTCTCCGAAACCTCAAGTCTTACCTGAATACCTATGTGATCGCAGCCACGAACCGTGGTGTGCGTGTTGCGGAAGAGTCAGCGAGTGGGACGGGCTTTGTGTACGGGCCGCTTTCTGTCGAGGACGACATCACGGACCTGACATTCGACGGCGAGTTTGTGTACGCGACTCGCTCGGTTGAGCGTTTGGGTGCGAAAGGATTGTGGCGCATCGACCTGGGTGAACAGGTCGGTGACTTCTACGCCTACGCGTCTGATCTTTCTGTTGCCGATGGCACACCGCAGTCGGTGGCTTTCATTGGTAGCACGGGTCGAGCGTTGATCTGCACCGATACTCGTGTGTACGTGGAGTCGGCTACGGACAAGGCGGAAGTTGGCTACCTGGATTCTGGTTGGGTGCGCTTCGGCACGACGGAGTACAAGCAGCCGGTGTCGTTCAGTATCAGATCCGATAACACGGGTGGCGTGCTCGGTGTGCGGGTGTCGAACCCTGACGGGGACAACGCTGACTTCGGTTCGGTTCCTCTCGGCCAGGTGTTGAACATCCCGCTTTCTGCTGAGTTGCTGCCGGATACCGAGTTTGAGGTTCGGGTGACGCTGACTCGTGACGCTTCGGATGCAACGGTGTCTCCGATCTTGCAGGAGTGGCAGTTGCGTGCGCTTCCTGCTCCGCTGCGGTCGAGGACGATCACGCTCCCGCTGTTGTGTTACAAGGAAGAGCGAGATGCGAACGGTGTCGCTCGTGTGTCAGACCCGTGGGGTCGGTTGCAGGCTTTAGAATTGTTGGAGCAGTCAGGTGGAGCGTGCTTGCTCCAAGACTTTTCGACTGGTGAAGAAAGAATCTGTGTCGTTCGTGCTGTCCAGTACGAGCAGTCCGCTCCGCCTTCGTTCGTGAGTGGATTCGGCGGCATGGTTACCGTTCAGTTGCAGACAGTAGATGTGGAGATTGTTTGATGCAGATGTCGCTCGTCCCATTGGTTCTTGAGGGTCAGTCGAATCCGCTAGTGGGGAGAGTGAGGCAGGTGTTGAACCTGCCCGGTGGTGACACACTTGATGCCCCGATGATGGAGGTGTTGCGTGGTGTGCAACGCTCGCAGGGGATACCACCGCACGGCAACCTGGATGAGCAGACGTTAGCGGTGTTCGACATCACTCCGTTCTAGAAAGAAGAGAGGGCCACCTTCGGGTGGCCCCTCTTTTTTTATTCTGTTGGTATGTCCTCGATGCGGGTCGCTTGCATTTTGTGCCTCCCTTTGGGGAGGTTGCTTGGCTTGAAGGTGGCGAGTAGGTCGTCCCAACAGGGCTGACATAGGTCGCCCGTGTACCGCACGTTGCCGCGTCGGGCGGTCCAAGGGGAGATGGCCCCCTTGTCCTCGCGCAGCCCGCAGCGGTCGCAGGCGGTTATCTGTAACTTCACGGCTACCCTGAAGCCTTTCTCAATGTCACAACATTGTCGCTGTCTTGTCGCAGCGATGGGAACATAGCACTACCTAGAACCATCTCATCTCGCCGAACTCGGTCGGCGGTGAGTCCCAGGTAACGCTCGGTCATCTGCGTACTGGAATGATGGAGGTGGGTTTGCACAAGTCGAAGCGCACCATCGACCGTGTTGTTGTTGAGTTCATCGAACCAGGCGCGTGCGCCGCTGGCCCGAAGCAGGTGCATACCCTGCCAGTAGGTATCTGTCCATCCGTAGTCCCCCAATATGCGTTTGATGACATCGTGCGGTCTGCTGATTTTGTTGTGTGGGTTCAGCGTGTGAGCGCCGAACCCGCGCTGCACACGGGCCGGAACGAGGTACCAGTCTGGCTCTAGCGCACCGCATTCCTGTTGATAATACAGGAGAAATTGGCGCA